CAGAACGTATTTAAGAAAGTAACAGAGGTATTTAACCAACACGTAAAGCCTACGACATTAGAAAACGAGTTCATCCCTAACAACGGAGTAAGACACGGAGACTTAAAAAGATACTGGGATAACTACAACGCTCAATTAGTAAATAGAATCTCAGAGATAAAGAGCTATGAAAAGATTTAAGATAACATACAAGGTAAAACTAAAGAGATGGGAGGAGCGTTACTTAATTGTAAGCGCACACACTCAGTCAGATGCTAAAGATAAATTCCAATTATGGAAAGGTTTAATAACAGATATAAGTGAGATATGAAAACAGCAGTAGAAATTTTAGAAAAACAGCTTTATGAATGGCTTGATGGTAGAATATATTTACCTCCTGCTTTTTTTGAACAAGCCAAAGAAATGGAGAAAGAGCAGATAAATAAAAATACAAATACAAGTTTTATATGTCATGGTTGTGGTGAAAAACATAGTGGAAAAAATGATGACCAAGTGTATGAAGTTTGTAAAAAATGTTTTAATTAACCTTTAAATCAAAGTAAGATGATAAAGTTTAAAACACAATTTAGAAAAAGTAAAGAAGGCAATATACATTTTGCTTTTCTTGGAATCAGTTTTAATAAAAATCAATTTATGATTATTGTTCTTGGAATAGTAGTTATTATAAATTTAAATCAAAATAAAATGAATATAACTAAAAATGTAATAAGTAAGATAAACACTAATAAAGTTTTATTAAAAATACGTAAAGGTAAATTAGATAGAATAAGAAAATCTAATAAATGTACTTATAAAGGTGAGGATATGATAATAGAACAATTTGATTGTATTAGTATTAGCTTGGGATTGTTTCCTAAATATGATGTTTTATTAACCTTTAAATCAGAATAAAATGAAACAAACATCAGTAGAATGGTTGGAAGAAAAATTGGATAACTTATTGGAGTTGTATCCAAGCCAAAATGAAGAATTAACAAAATTAATTCAACAAGCCAAAGAAATGGAGGAAGAGCAGAAAGGATATAGCAAAGAAGAAGTAAAAACAATGCTATATAATTGTGTTGATGTTTTAGAATACAATACAAAAGGATTTTGGAATAAAGATGGATTAGTTAATGAAATAATAGAAAACTTTAAATCAGAATAGAATGAGAACAGAACAAACACCAGAACAGTGGTTAGAAGAACAAGATAAGTATTATAACCTTTAAATCAGAGTAAGATGCCAGATATAGCAATGTGCAAGAATGAGACTTGCAAAATAAAGAAAGAGTGTTACCGATATATGGCAGAGCCATCTAAATATTGGCAAACATACGCAGATATAAAGCCTAACGAAAAAGGCGAATGTGATTACTTTATCAAATACTATTTACAAAAACATTGAAATATTTAAAAACTATTTAACATTATGAATTATAACATACAATCAATTACAGACACAAAGAAATCATTCCCTAAAAATACAAGATTCGTGTTTGAGGATTTTCTAATAGCTTGTCCATTTTCTCTGGAGTATCTTCGCCAAGTATCACGTAAACGAGAAGTAATGCAATGGCGGCAGTTAGGTATGGTTTGGTTAGCAATAGAAAATATGCACCTGAGCAAAGCAGGTAAGTTCTTTGACAAAGACCATAGCACAGTTATTCACGCTTTAAAAGTAATTAGACAAGCAAATAAAGGTTATGATTATGTGCTAAAAGAAAAGATTGATAAAATAATGAACTGCATAGACTTGAGCGTACCTTACTCAAACGATTCAAGCGAGAACGAAAAGAACTCTTTAATTTATTTAGAACGATTGATTAAAAAAAAATTAGCTGCTGAAGGTATGCTATATGTTTAAAAGTATTATATTTGTAAACAATTAAAAACAGATAACTATGAAAAAAGAAGAAGTTGTAGACGTTCTACCTAAAAGCGAAACTATCTACACCAAGCTATGGAAAGCAAAGCAAGAGATAGGTAAAGTTACTAAAGGAAGTAACAATCCTTTCTTTAAATCAAAATACGCTGATTTAAACGCTATTTTAGAAGCTACCGAACCAATCCTATTAAAACACGGTTTAATACTCTTACAACCCATCTTAGACGGCAAGGTGTGCACTCAGATAATAGACATAGATAACGGAGACAAGATAGAAAGCAGTTTAGTTCTTCCAATGATTACCGACCCACAGAAATTAATTGCTTCGATTACTTACTACCGAAGAGGAAGTTTACAGACTCTTTTGAGTTTACAGGCGGTAGATGACGATGGAAACACGGCACGAGAAGCAGTAAGTAAATTATTTCCTCAGGAGCGTTTTGAATCGGGACTTGCTAAAGTATCAAACGGAGAGTTAACTACTGAGCAGTTTAAGAATGCTTTGAAAGGATATGAATTAACTGAGTTACAAACCAAAGCAATGTTACTTTTATAATTAGTAATAAATAAAAACAAATAAATATGTTTAACACAACAACAGCACCAATGGCGAAGTACAGTAACCACGTGCAAACAGGAAAAGAGGTAAACAAGGTTTATCAAACAAGTGATTTATCAATCTTTAAACAGATTGATGGAAACAGAATTCCAAACCTACAACACATTAAGCGTTTAGCTGATTCAATTCGTGTTTATGGAATGAAGTGTAACCCAATTTTAGTTAATGAACGAATGGAAGTAATAGATGGACAACATCGTTTAATGGCTGCTAAAGAAGCTGAATCATTTGTTTATTACATTATTGTAAATGGATATTCATTAAGTGAAGTTCACACGTTAAATCTTAATCAAAAGAATTGGACTAAAAGAGATTTTATGGAAGGTTACGCTAATATGGGAATTGAATCTTATATTAAATTACGTGAATTTTCAATAAAAAATGATGACTATGTTTTTTCAGATTGCATTGCATTATGTCAAAATATTGGAAGCGGCTCATCAAGAAGTTTAGCAATACAAATATCTGGAGGTGTAAAATTAGATGGTTCAGCACAAATATTTGAGCAGGGCACGTGGAGATGTGGAGATATTGATTTGGCTCAAGATATGGCTAACAAAATACGAATGATAAAATCTTATTATTTAGGTTATAATCGTACAAGTTTTGTTCAAACAATGATGGGGCTACTTCAAAAAGAAACATTTGATTTTAACGAGTTTATGCACAAATTAAGATTGCAACCAACAGCAATGGTAGATTGTGCTAATCGTGAGCAGTATAAAACTGTTATTGAAGATATTTATAATTACAAGAGTAGAAACAAAATAAGCCTTAGATACTGATGAAGATTAGATGTAGCGCAATAGGTAAGATAATGACTTCTCCCAGAACAAAGGGAGAGGTTCTATCTGAAACGGCAAAGACTTACATTCAAGATTACTTTAAAGAAAAGGAATTAGGAATAGCAAAAGAGTTTTGGAGTAGATACACGGATAAAGGTCTTCAGATGGAAGATGAGGCAATAGAATTTGCAGGTCAGTTTTTCGGGTGGGAGTTTGTGGTTAAAAACACGGAGAGACTTAATAACGAATGGCTCACAGGTGAACCCGATGTAATTACAAAGGACTTACTTGGAGATATTAAATGCTCTTGGGATGGTTCTACGTTTCCGTTATTCGATACTGAGTTAAAGAATAAAGATTATTTTTGGCAGATGCAAGGTTATATGATGCTTACAGGATTAGATAGAGCTGAATTAATTTATTGTTTAATGAACACTCCCCATCAAATTGTAGAAGATGAGGTACGAAGAGCGCATTGGAAAGCAGGATTAATAGATGAGGATTTAGATTTGCGTGAAGCGGTACAATCTCAACACACGTTTGACCATATTCCTAATAACCTACGAATTAAAAGATTCATCGTAGAAAGAGACGAACAAGCTATTGAACAGATTAAAGAGAAGGTAGAACTTTGCAGGAACTACTACGAACAATTAAAAAGTATAATTTAAAAACAAAGTAAAAATGAGTTACGACAACACGAACACGGCAGTTATTTTTAAGAATAACAAGAAAGAAAACGATAAGCATCCTGACTACAGAGGAACTATAAACGTAGACGGAAGAGAATTAGAAATAAGTCTATGGATTAAAGATGGAAAAGCAGGTAAGTTCTTCTCAGGTAAGATTCAAGAACCATTTAAAAAGATGGAAAATACTTCTGACAAAATTAGAAACGAAAGTTCTGGATTGCCTTTTTAGTCCCAAATTTTTATTATATTTGGGAAATAGTTACGCTTCGACATTATAGTAACTTAACAGAATTATTACCCGATTATTTGAAAGCGAGGTCGAAGCCGCAAGTAAAATGGTCGGGTTTTTTAATTTTATATATATGAGAAAGGCATTTAATTTTTATCGGAGCTATTGGGAAGTAGCAAATGAATTAAGCGAAACAGATAGGCTCAAATTTTATGATGCCGTTATGCTTAAACAATTTACAGGAGAAGAACCAAATTTAAACGGAATGGTTAAGTTTGCGTATCTATCTCAGAAGCATTCTATTGATAGGCAAGTAAAAGGTTATGAAGATAAAACAAAAGACCCTTTGGTACACCCTTCGGTAGGGGGTAGGCAAGGGGGTTCTGTACACCCTTTGGTACAAGAAGAAGAGAAAGAGAAAGAGAAAGAAGAAGAGAAAGAGAAAGAGAAAGAGAAAGTTCCTGTACGACATTGGAATTCTGATATAGGAGTAGATGGTTATTCCATAAACAAAAAGAAATGATAGTTAA